GAGATTTAATATAGTTTGCAAGTAGATCCTTACTAGGACTTACAATGGTAGTAATGTCAGTTGACCTGACTACTACCTCACGATCATCAGAGTTCTTAGGCCACTGACTTAGGTTACCTTCATAGTCTACCATAAAAGGTTGACGAAGTATACAATCGGGATCACCAGGTAGTGTATCACCTTCTACTTCATCAACCTGTGCGACTATCCATTCATTTGCTAGTCGCAGTAGATTCGCTGCTATCTCCATCTGTCTTCTCCTCATAGAAAATTTGCTCATCCTTTAGACCAATCTCTTTCAATCTGTCAGCATAGTTCTTAATAATATTGTTGTCTGGATAAACGACACTAATAATATGTTCACCACTAATTCTATGATCTTCGATAGGAGAATATGGACACCATCTAGAATAGTTGATAGGTATAGTTCCATCATCATTGAGTTCTCCAAGAGTAAGTAGATATGGATAAACCATTCTGTACCCTGCTACCTTTTCATCTTCACCTTTAATCTCACCAAATAAACACAGAACACGTTCTGAAGTTGTAAGACTAACGATTCTCATATTATGATTAGTAATCAATTCTTCATTCATTTGTTAGTTCCTTTTTTTCTTGAAGTTTCTTTTCATAAGCATCTTGTAATCCTGGTTCTGGACTACTGATTGTCATAACACAATCGTATGGAATCTTAAACTGCCAATCAGGAGAGTAAGGATTCCACTTACTAAACCTTACCTGATACTCCATACCAGATTGTTCAGTAAGATACTGTGGTGTGCTACCATCGAGACTTAAAATGTAAGGTTCTTCCATGAGAAGACAGATACCTTTACGGTCTTTGCCTTCTTCATCAAAGATCTCTTTTAATTCTGTAATAACACGATCACCTGTTTTTAAGGTGACAACAGATACAGCCATATTCTAGCACCTAAAATTAAATTTGTCAAAATATATTTCCATACTTTTCATTTCTAGACATAATGTTAAATGAAATAGAAACTTTGTGAGTTCCGAAAGACACCACACTATGTGGTAGAGATGATGGAAATATAATCACCTCTCCCTCTACATTATTCTTTGTGTTATAACTCATTTCAAACAATTGATGTCCAAGTTGAGTAAACACTGTGCCATTTTCTCCTTCTAGATGTAAGAGATATATGCCAGAGAATGTAGACGACGGATGTGTATGTGTCTTATGCCAACACTTACCATCACGATAGACATTATACCACATAGACTGCAGTTTTGATTCCTGTGGTCTATGTACGATATTCAAATTGGGATCCTCCAACATTTCGTTGAATGGATCCCATACTACATTATGATATATTTCCTTCTCCATGTCAAGAAGAATGTTATTCTCCTCAAAATAGTTTGTTATTGAATCTTGATATTCACCTTTATATGTGATACTAGATTCATTAGCATATATCTGAGGTAATAACTTCTTCTTTAGTTGTTCATGGTTTCTAACTTTAGTATAGAAAACAAAGTTAGAAGGAAAATTATATAGCATTAAAAATGTTTCTGACGTTTTTGTTTCTCTGGTAGTTCTTTCATCAATGTTATTGTAAGAAGTCCATCTTTAAATTCTACAGATTCTACTTCTACATCATCTGCCAGTTGCCAGTTACGTGTAAAGTTCTTGTGAGATATTCCTTTGTGTGAATACTTTCTTTCTTCCTTAGAAGATCTGTCTGCTGAAATCGTTAAAACATTCCTTTCAGTTTCTACAGAAATGTCTGCCCCCGAAAATCCTGCAAGAGCCACCTCCAGTATGGTTCTAGAATTAGATCCATTATAGATGTTGTAAGGAGGATAGTTTGTTCCTGATCCTGCAATAGCTTCAAGTCTGTTGAATGTTTCATCGAGTCCTAATGTGAATGGAGTAAAATGCTCCCATGTATAGTTTACCATTGTGCCCTCCGTAAAGCGACGTATATTAATGTGACCCTTTCGGCATCACAATAATATTTAACCATAATAGCACAAAAAAATCAGGTGTGCAAACCCCAACAAACTCTACGGTTTCTACTCCCTAACGTCGTATTCTATTTGAATTACTTTAGATGATCTACCCATGCTATCACGTTTAGATATCTTCTGCATAGTACCGCCTAGTCTAGTAGCAGCATACTCTATATCTTTTATTACTTTTTTTTCTAGATCCTCATATGGATCATAATATCTGTCTACTTTCATTCTTCTATTTCAAAATACCATTTAATAGATTTAATATAATCAAAGGTGCAAGATAGATCAAAGTCACAATTTGTATCGTATTTTCTATCACACAAAAAATTTCTCAGTTTTTCAACTGACTCAAATGTTCCTTGATGTCTTTCTCTGTCATCGTATAGGTGATACTTCACGGTTCTTGTTTTTTTCTCCCAATATTATACTTGCTTTCTAGCGTCCATTCGTTTTTTTCTTTAAAACTTAACACTTTGATTTGATTTAGTGGAGCAAGGTCTGCTATCTTATCTTTACTAATACTATTAGTAGTTACTAATCCCCAATCTAATAACAACTGCACGATTCTATTCCTACGTTGAATATCATTCAAGGATAAATTAGTATTCTTTCCGTCTAATGCAAATAATTCTTTGAAGTGTACGATATAGTACTTACCCTGTTTGTGAAGTATGTGACAGGATTGATATATCTTCTTCTCTTTTCTTGATGCTACACCTATGCGTGTTAATGTTTCACGAACTTTTAAAAAATCATCTGGTTCATTCAATGTAACTTCAACCATGTCAGATTGTTTCCATTGAATCTCAAGTTCACCGTTCATGTTTGCCACCTTTGCTTAATGCTTTTTTGATATAATCTAGTTGATCCTTGGTGAGAATTCTGAGTGCTTGGAGTGCCTTATCGTCATTATAACCATAATACTCTTTTACGATCTCAAGATAATCAATAGAATCTTTCTTTGCCCAAGGAGAGAATCTCTTTCTTGGTTTCACACTATTTATATAAAAGTCATACTGCAAACGCTTTGGTAGATGAGGGTTTTTGTTCATCTCATTAGCAAACAATACAGTGTCAGTAAAGGAACTCAGACATCTGTTAATAATATATGTCGGATATTTCTTCTCCGCATCAATGTCATCAACCAATATGTTTTTCTTGGATTGATTGATGCTGTATAGGTAGTCTTTCAGTTGGTACATTGTTCCAGTGGCGGATTACTCCGCTAATAATAAAGCAGTTAGTGATAAGATAGCTGATGAATATAACAGTGCGTACCACAACCACGTAATTGTCATATTCTTTTGTTCTGTCGTCTGAGAATGATCCGAGTGCATACTTCCATACCTCCCAAAATTTACTTAGCATTGACACCTACGACTCTAGCGTTAGGGTTTCTGGCAAGTGCAACTTGACGTGCATCTTGATAGTCTTTAGCAATTACTTCTTCTTTAAAGATAGTTCCTGCTTTGTATAGGGTTACTTCACACTTCATAATTCATTAATACTAATTCTTTTCTGGATGCTTGTTCTTTATTATAGCATCCTGTAGACCTCATTGTGTAAGTGTGTGCAAATTCTGCAACTGTCCACCCATCAAACCTATCTCTAATTAACTGTGATGAGTTATATGATATTAGAATAGGAGATGTAGACTTGTCGCATACAGTTGCAAACTCATCGTGGTCAAATCCTTTATGCATATCTCCTTTTCTACCATACAGATTAGATTTGATTTCATACGGTGGATCTAAGTATATGTAAGTTTCTTCTTCATCAGATAACATATGTTCATATGATAGATTAGTTATCTTCCATTTCTTAATCATCAAAGAATACTCTGGAAGTTTCTCAATACCATTAACTGAGAAATTACTTTCTGATGCTTGTTTAGAAAATGCACTATTCTCTGTCAATCCACTGAAAGAACATTTGTTTACAACATAGAAAGATACAGCACGATCAATACTATTTCCTACTGGTTTTGCTAGGTAGTCTTTAGCATCTAAAAATAATTGTTTAGCAGAACTAGGATCTGAATGTTTTTGTTTAAGTTGTATCAATATGTCTCTGAGTTTCTGACCATCAGATTGTAATACTTTCCAAAAATTATACAGTGGTTCATATAGATCATTGACCCATATGTCTATGTGTGGATACCTTTTACCTATCTCTATTGCTACAGAACCACCACCTAGAAATGGTTCACGAAATTCTGTGTAGTCTTTTAGATCAGGGATAAACTGAAACAGTTTACTTAATGCTCTAGACTTACCGCCAGGATATCTTAGTGGTGTTTTGTATGACTTTAAACTTTTTGTTTTCATTTTCTGAATACTCCAAGTTTAGCAAGGAGATATACTGACAATACTGTCCAGAATACAACTTCTAATCCAATGTGATTCATGGTTTCTTTCCCTCCCAAATTTGTGCTTCAATTAAATAAGTTCTTGCT